ACTCCGTTCAGATCCGTTTCATATTCAATGAGCTCAATAACGCCCGGAGTTGAGAGGATCATCCGTTTGAAAATGGTGTCGATCACAACTGCCCTCGGGTTCTTAACGAGAATATCATCAAACCAGGAGATCCCCTTTGTTTGGTCTAGGAACCATTCCCCCTGAAACATTCGGAACTGCTGCTGCAAGAACTGCTTCACCGCGTCTATGTCCTGCACATGGTACAGGTCCGCATTCAGAGTGTCCAAGTCCCCGTCTAAATCCAAAGCGAGATCCATCCTAGAATCCTACCTTCTGCGGCGCAGTTAGGCCAGTCACTCCGCTTTCACTTTCGTTGAAGCCACCGAGTTTATTGTTCCAATGCCTGAAGGTGGAGGGCCGCTCGTGCCTGCTCCAGCAGTTACGCCGCTATGAACGTGGGTGTCGAATGCGGTCTTGATTTGGTTGAGCCTGGCCAAGACTAACGATGCCAGAGCGACAGCGTCCCCAGAGCCCCATAAATGAATCTCCGAGGGTTTTACGGTGACCTTCGAATCCCCATTGCGGATGACAATATCGTCCGCAGAGGCGCCCTCTGGAGGTTCCGAGAATGGGTAAACGCCCGGATAAGCAATGGCGTCGGCAATGTGGAAGGTTCTGAGCTCCTTCGGCGTGGTTATGCCGCCCTTCGTTTTCCAGAGGTCAATGTCCCTCTCTGAGCACACAACTAGAACCCAATCTCCGACCTTGAGCGGCAATGAAATGAAGGCGTTTCCAGCACGGTAGGAAGCAATGGGCACTTTATTAATAACCGGGGGTTCGGCAGTGGTGCCGTCCGAATAGGTTCTTCGAAGGGCAGGCTGCACATTGCACCAGCCCTCGGGCACGTTGGCCTTCACAACCTTTCCTGGAAAACAGGTGCGAACCCCACCTATGCCGCTCTTAACGGCTTCATCAATAAGCGCCTCGAAAGTGAACTTCATTTAAGCTCCCTGCCTTCCACTTCACTGAACCACTCGTTCCCCTCGAAGTCTCCAAAGTGCCGCACGCGAACAACCTTGAACGTTCCAGTGAGCAGCTTGGTTTCAATTCTTAACAGCCTGCCCGGTGTGATCTCTCCGTTGAGCAGTGAAACACAGTGAAGGCCGTTTTCCTTTTCTTTGCCGTCCTTCTTGGAAAGAATGGAATCGTTAACAATCTTCGTCTTGTAGGGAGTTCCAATGAGCCCAGTGCTTGCGTTGAGAAGGAAAGCTGGAAGGGAGGCACCGGAATTACGCGGGAGCATTTGGAGTTTGTTGTCCTGAATTGACCACTCGAGGCCGTCTGTTTCAGCGAGATTGTCGAGCTCATCCCTAACGGGGCCCGACATGGTGTGGCCGTTCAAATATTCTCTGTCTTGGTTGAGGCCCTGAATTTCTCCAGAAACAACTCCGAAGGCATTCTTGAGCACATCGATAACATTCCTCACCGTGGAACCGGGAGCCATGGAAATGTCTATGCGTGAATTTATGAATGAGGAAAGCCCGTCCCCTGCTTCCACGTTCGTTACAATATCCGGCCCCTCTTGCCGGTGGGAAACCATGGCAATGTCACCAGTGAAAATTCCCTTCTTGGCAGTGCCGTACCCAGCTTTGAGCACAACGACAGACTTTTCATTTTCAATGAATGCTCTGCTCGAGGCGGAGAGGTTGTAAATTTTTATTGTCGAGTTGTTGGGGAATTTTTCGAGGGATTTTTCCACCGCAAAGGAAATGCGAAGGTTATCAACGAGAAGCCCAGAGCCTTCCCTCGGCCCGAATTCCAGGGAATAAATTCTTCCAAACTGGAGTTCATCAGGCATTTCGTTCCTCGTACATTAAATTGAAGTTACCATCGAAAGAAAACTCCGAGGGTTCAATTCCAGTTCTGAACAAGTTCAATGCCACAAGTTCTCCTGGTGGAAGAGCAGAACGCCCGAACCGTTGAATGAGTGGAAAATCCGCAACAATGGCCACGCCTCCCACGATCACGTTCCCATTTTCATCTCCAATGTCCATTGTCCAACGTTCCGCACGGGCGTTGTACTTGAAGCGGAATGTGTAAACCTTTCCTTCAAGCTCCGTGGTGAAAGTTTGGTCATGTGAATCTGAAGTTATTGGAAGTACTAAAAGTGCCACATGTGCCTACCTTCCCAACAATGAACGAACGTTTTCTCCCTGCCATGAATAGAAAATGCTCTCCCCTGGAGCGGTGGGAGGCAGCAACGACTGGTGGCCGGAGTTTTTCTGGTTGAGCCCACTCTTTGAAACTGGAACAGAAATCTGCGTAAGCTCCGTTTTCGAAACTCTCACTTCCACGAATGAAAGGGAAACGGAGATAGATTGCCCAGCCGAACGGTCGCGGCTTATCTTGCATTCTGTCATGGCGTAATCAATGTACATCTTGAGGCCGGTGATGATCGTTACCGGCTGCCTCGACTCACGAAGGTTCATGAACTCTTCAATGGCATCTCTCAGGCGGAGGTTCTCTCCTGGAAGGTTGTTGCGCTTGCGGAGGTCGGCTTCATCATCTGGCACGAGGGTTTGGTTGGTAACGGACTTAGGAGTTAACAGCCCGGCCATTGTGATTGCCTTGCCCACTCCCACAGCTCCGAACGTTGCTCCAATGGAACCGCCAAGCTGCTGCCCAATGCGAGAGGCAACGGTGGAGGCAACGCCTGAAACCTGAGCTCCAATGGTGTATGGAGTTTCGGAAACAATTCCAGAAATGGAAAGCTTGCGAGACTTTAAGATAATGTGATCTGAAATATCCACGCCTGCTTCCACTGGGTACTGAGTAACCTCTGAGGGAGCGTCGAATTCCTCGCTTACAGTAGCATCAAGAAAAATGGAGGAAGTTATTCCCGCCTTTGTTAAGTCGCGAGCTATTCGCGTTCCTCGTTGTGCTTGGCCGAGAAGTAAAGAAACGAGTGCCATTATTTCACTGTCCTTCCCGTAGTTCGGCCTGCTCTTTGAATGGCCATTTCCACTGCCAGAGCGGTGCCGTTTGTTATCGCCTCGGGAATTCCAGCAGCAGGAGTTCCAGCTGGCACAACAACTTCAATATTGTTCGTTTGCACGAAACCGTTTCCTTGCAACCAGTTTCCTATTTTGTTTCCAAGGCCGAAAGCAGTCTGGTCGAGTGCCCCACCAGGCAAACCCTCTTGCAATCCTCCCACTGTGGGAACTGGAACCTGGCTTGGTTTGTTAACGGCAGCGGGCCCGAACTTATCCCCGAACAGGAGGCCGAAAATGGATTTCTTCCCCTGAGTCCATGAAATGAAGTCCTCAATAATCAAGGCTGTGGCGAGCAAGGCCGCTCCAATTGCCGTTGGAATTGCGAATGCAGAAAGAGCAGTTAAGAGAAGCTTCGAATTCAATGAAGTTACGAGGCTTATTAACGTCATGAGCCCCTTCACTGCGAGCCCAGAAGAGAAGGAGGCGAAAAGATAGAGCAGCCATTTGGTTACAGCGGCCACTCCTCCCAGCACCTTCGCAAGCCCAATGAACCCAATGGAAACTACTTTTATTAGCTTCCACATGTCTTGAAGGAATGAAACCAAACCTTTCACGAACTTTTCCACGCCGCTTTTTATGAGCTCTCTGTTCGCTTTCAGGAATTCCAGTGTCTCGTTGAGCGCGTCCGTGAGTGCTGGCACGAGGTTGGCCGCAACTTGGTTGGAGAGCCCAGAGAAGAAAGAGGTAATGCGGGTTACACCGTCCCCGAATTCTTTTAACGCCAACAACTGTTCTCCTGAGAGAACGCCGAAGAAGTCATCCAGCTCTTGGGAGTATTTGGCAATTTGCCCTGGGCCTTCGTTGAGGAAGTTTGTAATGGCTCCGCTGCTTCTTCCGAAGAAGATCGCAGAGAGTGCCGCCTTCTGCTGGGCATTGTTCATGGTGGCATAACGAGCGGAGATCTGTTTCAGAATGTCTGAGGTGGAGCGAGTTTGCCCGTTAGCATCTCGAATGTTTATGCCGAACCTTCTGAACTGCTGAGAAGCTTCACTTGTGGCGTTTGTTGTGGCCTCGAAAACGTTCCTGGAGAGAAAGCGAAGGTTCGTGGAGAGCTCCTCGGAAGAAACTCCTGAGAGTTTCGCCGCATATGCAAGCCTCTGGAATTCCTCTGCGCCAACGCCCGCCGCTGCTGAAGCCCTCATTATGGATTCAGCCGTGTGAACGGAGTGCATAAGGAACACGCCAAAGGACGTGGCCGCTGCCGCGAGCTCGGCGCCAAAGCCAAGCACTCCATATTTCAGTTCTTTTATGCCCTTCTGGAATTTCTTGAGGTCTTTGTCTTCGAGTTCGAAGCCGAGGAGGACCAGCAGTTCTTCAGCGATCATATGCTCCGGCTCCTTTCCTGTTTCTTCAGGGCCTCTTCCTGGGCCTCTTGAAGCATTTCCTCACGTATATCGAGCGCCTCGTTGGCGTCCATGAGGTCTTTCAAAGACCACCTGGTTTCGATATCTACCAGCGAACCCAGAGGCGGTTCAGCCAGAATCAACCTCCACACTTCCCAACAAATTTCCTTGGAAGGAGCTACCCTTGTGTTTGACTCGCGGCGCCTTCTTTGGCGCCACTTGCGGAAAAAAAATCCCTGAACTGCACCTCCAAGGTCTTCCAGACCAACTTTACCAGGTGCTTGTATTCTCCTGCAAACCGCGTGTCGTAGTCGTCCATAACGGACCTGCTGCCCACGCATGTGTTCGCGAGAACCTTGGCCACGAAGCCTTGAAACTCCTCCGGGCTCATTTTCTGAAGGCCGGAAAGCAGGCTTGAGATCTGTTCGGGTTTGATATCGGAAGTCATGAGGGAAGCGATCGCCGCTTTGCCTTGGGCTGCATCCTTGAACTGGAACACGAAAGAAACCAACCCTTCGCCGAACTTGGAGAGAATTTCCCACCAGAGCATCATGCCGGTGGAGGTGACGTAGGGGTTTACGGTGTAGGTGCGGCCATCAACAACAATATTCTCAGACTTCTTCATTAATAGCCGGCTAAGTTATCCAGTATGTTATCGGTTACGAGTGTCCACACGCGATCCGAAGCCGTCTTGTTGTACTCACTGTCTGGCATTTTCTTGATGTACGCCTGTTCTGCCATGTGAAGTGAAGTTCCGTTGTTGTCCTTAACCATGACGGGCACAACCCCACCATTATTCAATCTGTCCGCGTTGGCAAGGCTTGAAAGGAAAGCATTGGAATCGGAAGACTGTTTCAGGCTGATTTCAATTTCTGCCGAGTTGTCGTTGGACTTTGCTCGGGTTCCCTCTCCGTCCACTCCAATGGTTTGAGTGAAGGCGTCTGCCAGCCTGGTGACCTTCACCACGGAGTCATCGGCGAAGCCCTGCATGGAAACTCCGCCAACGATTACTTGAATTTGCTTTGGGTCATACGTCTTCATTCATTCCCCCTTAGAGTGTTACGGTTCCAGTGATCGTTGTCTTGTGGACGGCACCAGCCAGCTGGCCAGTGAATGAAACCCCGGTGAGGTTTCTGTCCGCTTTGTCCTGGTCCGAAATGTCTGCGGCTTCGGGAACTGTGACGTCGTAGCTAACGAGGCCACCAGCTCGAACTCCAGATTGAAGAACGGCACGCATCCGAGCTTCAACAACTGCAATGCCCGCATCCGTGTACGGGATCTTGTTGGCGGAGGCAATGTCTGCGAACACGCCTTCCTGCATTCTGGCCTGCAACCAATCAATGAACCTAATAACGTCAATGTATTCACCCGAAACGCATTTCCCGTTTTGAGTAACGGAGAGGCCGGCAATGGTGATGTAGAAGTTCACGTTCTTGGAATCCAAGTAGCCAAGCTCTGCGGAAGTGAACGAATCGGCGGCTGCTCCGGTTAGGTTTTTGTTGGCCCATGTTTCCGAACCCGGATCGAGCGGGCCACACTTTCCAACCATAGCGGCATCTAGGTAGTTTGTTAAATCATCGCTGTAGGCCATGGCTGTTCGGTCATAGCCACGGTCTTTCAGCTCGGAGGCCAGGTCATCAGTGGCGTTTGTCTTAATATCTGCATCCGCGTTGCGGAAGATGAAGAACTTGTTCAGCGTTTCAATGTACGCTGCCGCTGCCTTCACATGTGAATCCGTAACGGAGCCAAGGAGCAAGAAATACCAATCGTCATCAATGTCTCTGGCTGCCGCAATGTCTTCTGCCGCGCCATTGTTGGCCGTTGTGTGAACGATTGCCATGTTCGGGCCTTCATCCACGGTGAAGCCAACGCCGGTATCATCGGCGGTGAGAATGAGGGTTGTGGTTCCCGAGGCTGTAACTGGCTCCGTTCCGGCGTTGATCGCCGCGAGCAAGCCGGCAACAATTTCGGTTGCCGTTGCATCAGCATCCGAAGTGAAGCTGAACTCCACTCCGTTGATAGTTACTGTGTACTCGAAATTGTTCGCAACCGTTGGGGTTAAGGTTTCAACCTGCGCAACTTCAGCCGTGAGCTGAGCAACCTTCACCAGGGGGAGGCGTGGGTTCTGCTGCCAAATTCTCTCGGCCAGTTTGTAGGCAATGTGGGAAGTGGCATAACCGGCGTCGGTCATCTCGTCGAGGGAGCCGTAACCAACCACTCCGGCTTCAGCTGGAGAGGCGGCCAGGATCAAAGGGGTTCCGAACCCTTGTTGGGTTATGTTCAACCCGCTTCGTGTGATGCTTACGGAAACTATTCTGTCCAAGAGTGTCAGTGCTTTTCCCCCAATTAGGTTTCGACTGTGAAGTCTATCTCGACATCCTCAATATTTCCATCGACCTCAACCGTCTCTATCGGTTCGACTTCTGCATCCCTTGACTTCGTGTATGAAATCGAGAGCTCGATCTGGCTTCGTTCGACGTAGTCCGTTTCGTCTTCCAGATAGGTCAAGTCTACAGGACCATTGGTCACAGTGGCTACTATTTCCGCTTGCGTGAACGCCTCAATCACCTCTGGCTTGTGCAGTGTGTCCAGCAGGGAAGCCATTTTATCGTTCGCCTCGGTGCCGAAAATGTTTATGGTGCATGGAGCAGCTCGGTCCCCCACTTGGTTGAACCCGTCCACACCGTTGAAACGGATCTCGTCAATGCCGGTTCTGGAAGCAGCGTTCTTGAAATTGATAACCGCATACGGAAGGTCTGGCCGGTGAGTGCTCTGGTCTGCGTAAATGGTTTCGAGGCCAGTAACGTCCGTCACCCAGTCGTACAGAGCTTGTCTGATTGTGGCGGGAGTCATCTGGGTTCCTTATTCGGTGCCTTCCAAGAACACATCGGAATCCTCATTGGAATCCTTCGTTCCCACCGCGTTCACTGCGATTATTTTATAGTAATAGGTAACGTTGTTGAGCGTGGTGTTATCCACGTAGGAAGTGCTGGTTAATCCACTCTGAATGGTTGTGTTTATTCCCGCACCAGGAGAAAGCCCTCGTTTCACCGTGTACGAAGTGGCTTTCGGTGAGGCGGTCCAGCTCAAACCAAAGCTCAAACTTGCGGGAGTGAGTGAAAGCGTGAAGTTTCCAGGCTTCTGGCTCACGTATGGCTTTTCACTCTCTCTCACAACAAGGCACTTGTAGTGCCCGTGCCAACGCTGCACTCGAATAACTTTGTATTCGTCCCCCTCAATTCCAACGAGGTCCGGCTTTGCTGAGGTTTCGGAAACGTGAACTCTGAGCTCGGTAGCCGTGTAAATTTTCTTTGCCGCTTTGGTTCTATCTCCCTCTGGAAGAAACTCGATCTCCTGGTCGTTGAGCGGCTGCACGGAAGCAATAATGTCGAACTCCTCTTGAGCGTTCTCCACCCAGAAACCGTTCACATAACCACCGCCTGCGGAACGTGTTACGGGCAGCGTTTGCCCGTCCAGCGATGCAATGAGATCCGCACCTAAGTTCATTTCTTTTTAGTCTCCTGGTTCACCTTGTACGAAATTCCCCTGAGCAGCTGGCCGGTGTCAATGAGAGCAACCGAAGAACCTTTTCTTTTTATGGTAGCAGGTTTCAGTGGGGGAGGAATGTTCGAACGGATTTTGTTCCGCACGTCCGAGACAGCTTTCTCTCCAAGGAGAGCCAAGCTCTGCCTAACGGTGAGCCTGCCCGCGTATATTTGAAGCAGTGCTTTGGCCAGAAATTTCTTATAGTTTTTCGTTTGCTCCCTCACCGTTGAGCGCAAATAGGAACGCTCGGGTGGGTTGTTGTCTCTGCCTCCGTACTCATGAAACGTGGCAACTTCAACGAGCGAAACGTTGGAGGTTTTCTTTCCGAAGGCGCCGTCATCGCTGAAGGAAGCCTTTGAGCTCGTGCTCTTCTCTTCCATTGCTTTGCTGCCAAGAATTCCAATGGAGACAGAAGGCTTCGCCATAATTTCCTGGTGCGCCTTCTCAATGTGGGCTGCAAACCGCTTCGTGTGCTTCAGTGTTACCTTCACCGAACCCTCGAGAAGTGGCAAGACTTCACCCGCACGGGAACGCCCGCATCGTTCTTGAGGTGAAGAAAAGAAGGCTTGCCTGCTTCAGCGCCCTTCACCACGTAAGTGTTCCCGTCTGTAAAGTTCTTGAGGTTTCGGCAGAAGGCGCAGCCGCCACAAGAATTGAATTTTACTTCCGAGTTTCTGTATTCTGTTCCGGGTTCAATTTTCATCAGACCACCATGGGGGTTATAAGAATCGTTTTTCTCAGGAGCACGAATGTTCGGCCATATGAGGTTTCTGAAAACATGCGATCCGCTGTCGAAGTTCCCATAATTCCCAGAGGTGCGCTCGAGGTCGCCAACCTTTTCTCGAGTTACAGGGCCCGCTGCGGTTGTTGAAACGCCACCGCTTCCAAAGCCAAGGGTCTTCAGAAAGTGTGCCGCGCAAAGAGAAATGGCCTTCACCGTCTTGGTTCCCGTGCCCCACTTGTCCTCACTCACGAACTGCCGGGCAAGTGTGATCATTTCATCAATTTGCTCTTGGCCCTCGACTGTTTCCGCCAAGGTTGCAAACTCGGGCGCAACGGCCACCACTTCTTCGTACGTTACTGTTACCATTCAAACCTCCAAGGGAGATTGTAAACCCCCATTGGGTCCCCGTCACAGGGGATAATCTCTGTGCGTCTACCCACGACTCGAGCCCGACCGTTCGGTCCTGACACGATCTACCCTACCGCCGTCGGGGACTTTAATCCTATCGGCCACGCAGCGCGAAAGTTAACCCCTAAATTGTTCGTGCAAGTGGAAAAACAGGGAAGATTCGCCCCTTTTTTCCAGTTGAATGTTCCCTTTTTCAGAAGAACAAAAACGCGCGGAATTGTTCTTTCGTTCGAAAGTGGAGCGGCCCGAAGACGCAGCTTAGGCATGGAGCATTCTTCAGCAAGTTCCAGCTTGGCCGTTTGGGGCGGCGCCGCTACCACGTTCGTGGTACGGACCGCGCAACCCGTACCATGTTCATGGTAGCACGGCCCTTTGTTTCACATGGAACTTCGCGGGTGGAGAACCACCCCGCAACCATCCAGCGTAGGGGGCTGGAGCCCCAAGAATTAGCGGGGGAGGGAATTGAACCCCCTACCTCCGGGTTATGAGCCCGGCGAGCTACCGTTGCTCCACCCCGCAACAAACTAGACCCCTGTCGCAGAGGGCTGAAGCGTAACCTCAATGGCCTTCCCTTGGCCAGCTGCAGCAGCTTTCCCAATGGTGCCTCTGTCCCGTGTCTCGATCGGCTTCTCAATTTCCGCTATTTGGCTCTTTATGGCCTTCAGGACAGAATCCCGCTTCTCTCCGGCCTTCCAGGTGTTCAGGAGCTCAACTGAGGTCGTTTCTTTCACAAGGGCGACGGCCTGGTGAGGCTTCAGAGTGGTTAAATGAGCTGCATCCGCCTCTTTCTGTTTCTGTGTGCTCAGCTTCGCGGATTGCTCAACGTCCTGCTCCTCAATGAGCTCGGGCGTTTCACCCTCAATCTTTTCAATGAGGCGCGGGCGAACTTCCTTCCACCACTTGGCATCCACAACGTTGGCGCCGGGCATAAGAACGGTGTTGTCCACCCTCAAAATTGAGGCTTTCTTTAGAATAACGATCATCATTCACTCCTTGAATGGGTTTATGGCTGGAGTGTGCCAGGAGGAAAACAGGTGGTCAAAAAAAATCGGGGAGCCCTTTCGAGCCCCCCGAACAACTTAGAATTAACCAAACTTCTACAGTCCGTCAGCGAAACAAGCAGAGAGCGGATAGTAAAAGAGCACTCCGCCATATCGCTGGTGACACGGAACCACGAACTCGAGGTTCTTTGGTTGCGGGTCGAACTGCTCAAAATCCACTGGAACTTCCATCGTGATCGCTTCTGGATCGCGACGGTAGGCGATCATGCGCTTCGTGCTGCCTGCGCCTGCCGTTTCCAGCTCGTTCAACCACTCCACCTGCTTGATGTACTGTGATTGTTCGAGGAAAACTTTCATAATCGACTTCGCTTCTGCATCAGCCGACCACGGTGTGGAAGACACATACAAGAAACGAGTGAGCGGGAGGATCATCGTGTCCGGAACCTCTTTGCCCTTCGAATTCTGTACAACCGCGTTCGCAACCAAGTTCATGTCACGGATAATCTGAACACCAGACTTCAGCGCAACTCCGTTGGCATCTGTCCAGGGCTTCTGAGAAGACGTGTTGTCGTTCTTCAGGGTGACTTCCGGCATGGATGGATGATTCAAGAAACCGTTCAGCCCAGCGGAGCTATCTCCGAGGAAGGCCAACCGATTCTCAAGCTCCATCATGGCTCGCTTTGCAGCGTTCGCTTTGCGTTGCTCAAGGTTCTTGCCCTTGGCTCTGCTTGCGCGAATCTCTTGTAGTGAGTAACCGTAGGCGGAGCCCATGGAAACCACTGGGTGAATGAACTGCTTTCCTTTCACGTCTGCGCGTGGAAGGTCATCACCGTAGGTGGCAACCAGCTTTGCCATTCCGACCGAGTCGTACTGGTCGTAGACAATGGCTTCGGCCCACTCACCAGCTTCCGAAGAAACTGGGAGAAGCATTCGGGCCTTTAGGTCCGCGTACTTCTTGTCATATGAATTTGCTTTTACGAACTCCAGCTCCCGCGCGAAGAATATGGATTCATCCGCATCCAGGTGTGGGAGGTTCAAATTTTTGAATTTGGGCTGCATGTTAGTTATCCCCCGTTATTATAGGTCCACTTCGAGGACGGCTAACTCGCCTGCCCCGCTGTTACCCTTAAACCATTTTGATTTTGGAAGAACCGCTGTGAAGGTGGAATCCGCTGCACCTCGGAGAGCTCCGGCCTGGCC